AAAACGTTTTCAAATTATAATAACTATGGATTTTTTAAACATTGGGGACAAATTTTATATAACTTTTTAAAGATTGAAGATTATTCAGACAGTATCTCAAATTTAATGAAATATATTGGTACAATTGATTCTTATATATCAGTAATAAAACTTCTTGAAAATAGAAAAATTTGTTTATCACAATTTATTAAATCAAATAAACCATCAGTAAAAATTACTGGCTTAATACATCCAACTTTATCTCAAAATAAAAATTTAGTATCAAACGATTTAAATTTAAATAAAATTCAAAATATATTATTATTTGGACCAAATGCTTCAGGTAAAAGTTTATTAATAAAATCATTAATAATCAATATTTTACTATCACAAACATTGACTATATCATATTGTAATTCCTTAGAATTTACACCATTTTCTATATTAAATACTTATCTAAATATACCAGATATTGTAGGAAAAGAATCATTATTTGAAGCAGAGGTTAATCGGTGTAAAGATTATATTAGGCGAATAAAACGCTCTCAAAAAACGAATTTCGCCTTAACTGTTTTTGATGAATTATTCTCTTCAACAAACTACCAAGAAGGTATATCAACATCGTATGCTATATGTAAATATCTATCTAAATTCCCGAATTCTATAAATATAATTACGACACATTTTTACAAATTATCAAAAATAGAAAAAGAAAATTTATTTAAATGTTATAGTATGAAAGTTACTCAAAAAGTAAATGGTGACATTCAATTTCATTATAAATTAGAAAACAAATTAATTAAAAAAAAATTGGCAATTGAATTATTACGTATGAAATCATTGGATAAAGAAATTATAAATTGTGCATTAAAATTTTATAAAGATACATTTATCAAGAAAAAAAGGAAGAAAAGGAAGAAAAAGCGAAAAGAATTAATTATAATTGAAAATTAAAAAAACAAAAATAAAATTGAAATGCGTTTCATTTTAGAAAATTAAATAACTAATCAAAATATAATACAAAAATGGCATCCTTTGTAGTAAAACATAAAAATCTTAATATCAAGAACATCACTTTCAGTGAAGTTAAACAAACTAAAATGGGCGGATCAAATATCTATATCAGATATAAGAATCCTGCTACTTCTCAGGAACATAATTTATATGTTCAAACTCCTAAAATGTTTTGTCCTTTTGGGGCATCATCATATAAACAAACAGATAGTAATCAAGTTCCCCGTTATAATCTAAATCTTTCTTTTGGTAAAGATAAGGTTGAACTTAGTAAATTTCAAGATAAACTACAAGCTCTTGATGAACTTGTTCTTGATAAAGTTCTTAATGATCCTAAATTACTTAATCTTTTAAACATTAAAAGTGCTAAGGATAAAGATAAGACTCGTGCTGGTCTTTCTTTTTTACAAGTTCCTACTATTAAATTCCCTAAAGATGACAGTAAAGATTATCCTCCTGTCCTTAGTGTAAAAATCCCTACTAATTATTCTACTGGAAAATTTACTACTGAATTTTATAGTAAATCTAAAGAAAAAATGCAAGTAGATCATGACAATATTGAAACTAGTTGTCCTAAAAAATCCGAAGTCAAATGTTTACTTCGGGTTGCTAGTATTTGGTTTGTTGGGGGTAAATTTGGCGTTGCTCTACGAGCAGAGCAATGTGTTGTATTCCCATCTCAAGTATTACGCGGATATGCTTTTGCTGATGATAGTGATGATGAACAAGTTGGTGATACACTTAAATCTGGAGTTATTCTATCTGATACTGAAGATGAAGATGAAGAAGAAGTTGAAGAAGTTGAAGAAGTTGAAGAAGAAGAAGAAGAAGATGTAGTTGAAGAAGCTGAAGCAGTTGAAGAAACAGTTGAAGAAGATGGACCAGTTCTTAGTGAAGATAGTGAAGTAGAAGAAGAAGTTCCTGAACCACCTAAACCAAAGCGTGCTCGTCGTAAAACTAGAGCTAAAACCCCTCGTTCTAAAAAAGCATGATCAATAAAAAAATATTATAAAAAATTATAAAAAAATTATAAAAAAATTATTAATAATAAATTTCCGCGGATTTATTATTAAATCAATAATACTTTTTATCAAGAATAATAAAAAGTATTATTGAGGGACACTGTATTGCCCTCGAGAATATAGATTATGTTAATTCAATATCAATATAATTTTTATTGAATTTTAAAGATTTTTTTCAATATTAAAAATATTATTGCAAAATCAATTTGACTCTTTAATAATAGTAATTACTTCAAAAATAAATGCTTGAACATGCATAATATCTTTAGAACCTCTAATTAATCTATAATCATATTCACTTGCTACATCTGTTAGTAATCTTTTCTTTTCAAAATCATTTTTATCTATTTTATCTAAAATGCCATAATAAATTTGTAATAAAATATAATTACTAGATATATTATTGTCCATAATAAATTCATATAAATATGTTGTTGTTTTAGAAATAACATTTAACGTTGTTCTTTTTTTTAATATTAACTTAATAATATTATCTATTTTTGTTTGATTTAGAGTCGATTTATGTGATTTTATTAATGAATATGTTTCTAATTGTAATACAGCTTTTTTACAATTCCTATTAGAAGTATTAACAATTTTTTTTATTTGTTCATCTGACATATTTAATTTAGACTTTTGAGAAATTTCAGTAATATATTCAGTTATTTGATTATTAGATAAAGCATTTATTCTTAAAGGAAGACAACAACTTTTTAATGGAGCAATAACATTACCAAGTGTATTTGATATTAATATAAATTTACAATTTAACATATTTATTTCAATTATTCTATTTAAAATATATTGAGATTCAACTGTCAACATCTCAATATGGTGTAATACTACTATTTTATGCTTTTTACTATCTACAATTTGTCTAGTCTCCGCAAAATTTCGAATTATATCACGAATAATAAATTTACCATACATCCCCATCTCTTTAACATCAAATTCAACATAATCTTCATTCCAGTACATTGTAAATGGTATTTCTTTTGAAGATGTTTTTATTTTTTTACACATTCTAGTTTTCTTTCCGTAACCTAAAAATGAATATAATATACTTTTTTTACCAGAACCAGGAGGACCATATATTAACATATGGGGAATATTTTCCCTATCAATATTCTTTAATATATTTGAAATTGTTTTATGATACCTGATATCATCTAGAGTTCTTGGTCTGTATTCATCAAAAAGTAATTTCATTATTGTATATTATTATCTATTAATGATTGTTTAATACTCTTATTTTTTTATATAAAAATCTAATGTATATTTATATACAAAAATGTCTACTGATTGGACAAATTTCGGAATGAACGAAAAAACAGCAAAAGATGTATGGGGACATCTTTCTAAAAGTGGACCAGCCGCATCTGTTGCTATTGGAGGAATTCTCCTTTATTTTGCAGGAACCGTTTGGTCTTGCCTTGCTTGTGGACCAGTTAGAACAATAATATTGACTATTATTGCTTGGTTTTCCCAAGCCTTTATTCTTTATACTGCTGCCAAAAAAGAATGCTCAGCAAAAATTGATGTTGATACCGCAGGAAAAGTTGCAATAAGAGCACTTTATCCAACTGCTGCTTTTATTGTTGGGTATGTATTTGTCCCATGGTTTTTACCAACCCCATTATCCTTCCTTTCCCGTTTTGGACCAACTAAAGTTGTTGTTCCAGCAGCTTGTGGTGGATTAACTATGATTGCTACAAATTATATATTGAGTGAATATCTTGATAAAGTTGGAAAAATATGTTAAAAATAATTTAATTTAAAAATCATCATCATCATCAAGATCTGGGAAAAATAATGCTTTAAAATCTTGAGGTTTTTTTTCCTTTTTAGAATTCTTAGATAGATTTTTAATGTTTGTTACTAATCCTAAATTTCTACGAGAATTAGTTGAAATGGGGATTTTTTTAACTTCTTCTTCATACTCTTTGTCGTTGGCACTATCATATAATACAATATCTGTTAAATTATCTTGGATATTATCATTATCTACAATAATTTCTGTAATATTATTTTCAACGATTTGGGGTTCTTCCTCTATTATAACAATATCTTCAACAACTTCAACAACTTCATCATCTTCATCATCTTCTTCAACTACATCTTCTCCTTCTATAACTTCTTCTATAATTACTTCTTCTACAATATCATCATCAACTATAAGTTCTTCTACTACTTCTTTTTCTTCTTCTACAATATCATCAACTACAAGTTCTTCTACTACAATATCTCCATCTTCTAAAATCAAATTTTCTTTTTCAACTATATCTTCTTCTTCAACTACATCCTCTTCTTCAACTATATCTTCTTCTTCAACTACATCCTCTTCTTCAACTATATCTTCTTCTTCAACTACATCTTCTTCTATAACTATATCTTCTTCTTCAACTAGATTATCTTCTTCTTCAACTAGATTATCTTTATTTTCTACTATATTCTCTTCTTCTACTACAATATCTTCATCATCTTCATCATCTTCATCATCTTCATCATCTTCTTCAACTACAATATCTTTATCATCTTTATCATCTTTATCATCTTTATCATCTTTATCATCTTTATCATCTTTATCATCTTTATCATCTTTATCATCTTCATCATCTTCAACTACAATATCTTCAACATTTTTGGAAATCGTTTCTTGTGGTTCAGGTTTTACTTCATCATCAGTGTCAGTAAATGATTCTGAATCCCAAGAAGCATAACTTTCAAGACTCTCTTCGTCATCACTATCATATGCTCTTCTACGGGATTTTTTCTTTTTTTTAGATACTGGTTCTTCTGGACCATTAATAGAAAATTCAAGATAATTAGATAAAATATTTTTAAATGGTAAATGTTTACGGATTGTAGTTTCAATAGCATTGTCAATTAATATTATACATTCTCTATAATTTCGTTGTTGTTCCCATTTATCTAAATCATAATCTCTAATAAGTTCTGGATTACTATATAAACTTCTAGCAATTTCTTTATAAATACCATGAATAAATATCGATAAAGCTGGGACATCAACATCAATTTGTTTTCTTTTACTTGTTGCTGAAAGAATTTTAGTATTACTTAAAAAGACAGCAGCAATTAAATCTTGTAAATATTCACATTGTGATTTTTGCGAAATTCTTTGTGCTTCTCTAGAAATTAGATCAGAACTCCATTGAGGAACTAAACTCATTTGTTCTTGAAATTTAACCATAATATTTCTATCTCTCTTTTTAATACATTGTTTCTTGACATCATTATATAATTGTTTTATTCCCAAATATATTTGTTTAGATAAGATAGATACAAGTTGTTCTTGATATTCTTTCTTTACAGTTGTAAGATATTCTAGATTATTTGAATTCATTTGTATTTAATTACTAAATAAGATGAAAATGAAATAAAAAATCTAACGCAAAATTGAAATAAATATTATGAACTAATATATATAAAATGTATAATTTCAATAATCAAGAGTTATATGATATTTTAGGCGTTGCTAAAAACGCAACAAAAAAGGAGATATGTAAAGCATATAGAAAACTTGCGTTAAAAAATCATCCAGATCGTGGTGGTGATGAAGAAATATTCAAAAAAATAAGTGGAGCGTATGAAATTTTAAAAGATGAGGAAAAAAGAAAAATTTATGATCAGAGTGGTATGGATGGACTTAAAGCACATAATGAAGGTCATCCTGGCGGTATGCCAAGAGATATATTTGAGATGTTTGGTGGAGGATTTCCATTTGGAGGCAATTTTTTTACACATGGTAATTCAAGGGGACATCCAAAAGGACGTCAAAAAGGACAACCAGTTCATGTAGAATTGTCTGTATCATTAGAACAAATGTATAATGGTGGAACTAGAAAATTACGTATTAAAAGAAATATTTTATGTAAGAGTTGTAATGCCACAGGAAGTAAATCCAATAAACAAACCGAATGTCCAAGATGTAAAGGACAAGGTCATATTACACTACTTAGACGCATGGGGCCAATGCAACAAATATCACAATCTACTTGTCACGATTGTAGGGGAACTGGTCGTGTTATAAAAAAAAATGATATCTGTTTGAAATGTAAGGGAGAACGTGTTCATCGTAAAGAAGAAATTTTAGAAATTAAATTAAAACCTGGAATTAAACATAAAGAATGTATTGTTTTTAAAGAAAAAGGTGATGAAAATCCTGATATTATTGCTGGGGATATTATTGTAGTTATCAAAGAGGAAAAACATGAAACATTTATACGTAAAGGTGTTCATTTAATTTTTAAAAAATCGGTTAGTTTAAAGGATGCGTTATGTGGTTGCTCATTAAAAATAGATTTATTAAATGGAAATACAATTAATGTTAAAACAAATAAAGGTCAAATTTTAAAACCAGGTCAATTTAAAATTCTTTATAATTATGGAATGCCAAAGAATGATGGTAGTAATGGTGATTTATATATCAAATTTAGAATTATCTTCCCAAATGAGATTGATAAAAAGGTTATTACTAAATTAGAAAAAATATTTATTGGAAATAAAGAAACAATATCAGATAATAATTTATATGTAGAAATGGAAGATGTAAGTTCAAGTAATGTTCGACGAGTAATAGAAACAGAATATAATCAGGGAGATGAGGATGATCAATATGATAGTCAAGGTTGTCCAATTCAATAAATTTACATATAGTATATTTAAAATCTAAACAATAATATATATAAAATGCCTTGTACCGATACCTTTATAATAATTATTCTTGTAGTAGTAATAATTAGTTTATTAAAATCTTATAAATATACACCAACTAAAAAAACTGAAGTTGAATCATTCACTGATGAATGGGGATATGATTATAAATCATTAAAAAAAGGATGGAAACCAAAAAAAACAAGCAATTTAAAAACTTGGTGTCCAACTAAAATAGATGGAAAGTGTGTAACTTATTAAATAAGCGTAACTTCTAAAATATATTACATATTAATTTTTATATTACACTAATTTATAGCATAATGTTAAAATTGTTATTATTTTTGATTGTATTTGTAATATTTTATAACTGTTTTTCAAAGACTGAAAATTTTAATAATACTAAAAATCAAAAAATAGTTCATTTATTTTGGACAGGTGGTTATGATTCAACATTTCGTTTATGCCAGGCCCTACTTGATGAGAAGAAAATTGTACAACCATATTATCTTATTGGTAAAGTAGATAATTGTAAAAAATGTAAATTTGAAAGGCAAAATAAAGAAAAAGAATTAGAAACAATGAATAAAATAGTACAACATTTAAATAAAAATTATCCAAATTATAGTAAAAATTTAAGAAAAATAATTTTTATAAAACATGTTAAACCTAATCAAAAAATAACAGAGACTTTTTGGAAATTAAGATTACATAATTATAATAGAAAATATAATCAATATGAAGCAATGTGTAGATATTCTACTTCAATCAATAAAAAAATGGAAATAGGAACAGTTGGTATATATGGTTCAGGTGATGGTATATTACCAACAGATAGATGGGGAACATATTTAAGACAGAATCTAGTAAATAATGGAGGACATTATTCTGTTAATGATAAAAATAGTCCAATATATAATTTAAGATTTCCACTTGCATTTATATCAAAATCAGATATGTTAATCATAGCAAAAAGAAATAATTATGGAAATGTTATTAAATTAACATGGAGTTGTTGGTTTCCAAAAAATGGTAAACCATGTAATAAATGTATTATGTGTACAGATAGAGTTATACCTCAAATATAAGCATTAAGTTTCATACAGTTTTTTAAAATATTTAAACAAATTATATATTTTAAAAATGCCAAACAAATTATATGATTGTTCTATGTCTTGTTATACAATGAATATTAATATTGGCAACATTGGTCAGTTAACCATTGATAGTAATATAGAATATAAACAGAATTGGCCTGCAAATGAAGATAGTTTTAAAATGGTTCCACCATTAATTATAAAAAGTAGTAATATGGTATCTAATTTAAATGTAGAATATCTACAAGGTTATACACCAGATTCTTTCCTTAAATTAACAAATGATAATATAGGAATTGGTATAGAAAATCCAATTGAAAGATTAGAAATTAATGGAGCAATTAAACTCGGAAACTCTACTTCAAATATTGATGGAACAATCAGATGGACAGGAACTGATTTTGAAGGTAGAAAATCTGGTTCATGGATATCTTTAACACAAGTCAATAGTATTAATAATAATGATGATGATGAAACATTAAATATAACGGATTTTGGTTCTGGAAAAATTATTACTGATGTTGAGCATCATTTATTACAAAATGCTATTTGTCATAGTGTTCCAAATACACTTGTTAAAAGAGATAGTTGTGGTAATATTGGTGCTGGAATTATAAAATCTTCTTTATTGGGAACTGTTCTTCAACCAGAACAACCTAAAATTACATCTATTGGTAATTTGAACTCATTAAAAGTAGGAAATATGGAATTTAATAATATGAATATTTCTTTTGGCGACAAACATAAAATTTCCATATTAAATGATAGATTTACATTTATTAAAAGTGGAATGGTTCAAAATGAAAATGGAGAAATGATTGCTGAATATGAAGAAATTAGAATAGATAACTTTTGGATAAATGATGGAAATAATCTTGTAAGAAAAGAAGGAAATGTTGGTATTGGAACAGATAAACCATTGGATAAACTTCATATCACAGGTGGTATTATAGTAGGAAATACATGGTCTAACATCGATGGAACAATTAGATGGAGTGGAAGGGATTTTGAAGGAAGAATGAATAATGATTGGGTTTCACTTACACAAAGCTTTGATACAACTACTATTAATGGATGGAAAAATATAATAATTGCTGGACAACGAGAACTTGTCCCAAATAATATTGAAAATTTACAAATAATAGCGGGTGATGGTATTGTCATTAAATCAAATGCGAAAACTAGTCCAAAATCTTTGACTATTTCATCTACAATAAAAGAATCTAAACTTGAAGGAGTTACTGATGATATTTCTACTATATATGGTAAAAACGCCGCACTACATACAACTGGTTCAAATAATGTTATTATTGGATTTAACTCTGGATATGCTAATACAACAGGTTCCGATAATACATTTATTGGTAAAAATTCTGGATTTTCAAATATTAATAAATCATTTAATACATTTATAGGATGTTATTCAGGATATACAAATCAAACAGCACAACAATGTACTTATATTGGTTCATATGCTGGACAATATTCAAATGCAAATTATAATACATTTATTGGAGCATCCGCAGGTCAATATGTTTCTTTAGGGGAAAGGAATGTATATATTGGAATGAAAACAGGTAGATGTAGTTCCACAGAAAAAGGTACTGGATTTCGTAATACAATGATTGGTGGTTATAATGGATTTAATATGACAACTGCTTGTGAAAACTGTTCATTCGGATATGGTTCAAATCATTCTATAACTGAAGGAAATTTAAACTCATCGATTGGTACTAATTCAGGATATAACTTAACTACTGGTAATGGTAATATATTTTTAGGTTCTGGTTCAGGATATAATGTTAAAGAGGGTAGTAAAAATATTATGATTGGATATAAAGCAGGTTATTATTTAGAAGATATAAATAATAAACTAATTATTGCAAACGGTCAAACAAAAGATGATGTTATTATTGAAGGGGATTTCGAAAATAAAATATTAAACATTATTGGTCATCTAAAAATAAATGGTATTGATATTATTGCTGAATTGAAAAAAGAAATTGCTGAATTAAAAGAAAAATTCGAAAAATTCAGTAAATATTAAATACTATTACTTCTTTGTCTCATTCCAACTCTTACTGGTTCTATATATTCTTCCTCTACTTCTATTTGTTCTTCTTCATTTTCATTTTCATTTTGTTCTTCCTCTACTTCTATTTGTTCTTCCTCTACTTCTATTTGTTCTTCTTCATTTTGTTCTTCCTCTACTTCTATTTGTTCTTCTTCATTTTGTTCTTC